TAGAAAAATCAGAAATAATCCCGTTTGGTCACGGCATATCTACAGACATTGATAAAGCGTATTCTGTGCAGCATATGGTAGATACTTGGGACTTACATCCGTTTAGAAGAGTTGAAAATCAAATACTACCAAAATATACCGCATTTATACAAAAGGCCGCAGATAAAATATATACAAATTTATATGATCGCGTATATAAAAATCCAAATGCGTACAAATATTTAGGTGGAAGATATTTAAATAAAGTCAGATACGATGACCAATCTGTTCCATTAAGAAACCTGATTTAGAAAGTATCTAAAAAAGCTTAGAATTTTGAAGCAGGTCCTGTATTAGGTGGAAAACCATTTGTAATGGATAGTTGGGTACCACTTACTAGAAAATACGATTATAATCACGGTGCAAATATAGTAGAAACCGTTGGATTAGATGCATAGAATATATTACCATAGTAGTATTTTGATTGGTTAAAAACTTAGAGTTTTCCTAGTTCTATGTACACTCTAACAATAAAATAACAGAATAAACTGTACAAATTAACTTACATATTATAATATGGCAAAGAAAAAGAATAATATTCCGACTGAGTTTGACAACCTGCTCGGCAATATTGGTTACAACAACCCAGAAGAGGGTGGTGGCGTAACTGATATCGATGCTGTACTGCAGGGTGAGCAGCCAGACGTAGAAGAACTTATTAAGAATGAGCCGCCAGTGAAAGATCCTGAGGACGGCAGTAACAGCGGATCAGACGATCCTAATGCTCATGATGATCATACAGAGATCCCTGAGCATATTGATAACCAAGTACCACCAGTGGAGGTGCCACCTGTAGAGGATCCTGAGAAGATCGATAAACCCGAAGAGGGTAACCAGGATCCTACAGAAGCTGACCTTATTGAGGCACAGCAAGTAGGTCTCTTATTTGAGGCTGTAGGTAATTCACTTGGTTGGAACATGGATGAGATTGATGAGAAAGATAAGCCTCTGAATACAGAGCAGCTTGCTCAGTATTTTGCAGATGTAGTAGAACAGAACTCTAAGCCTGAGTATGCGGATGAGCGTATACAGGCGCTCGACGAGTATGTAAGAAACGGAGGTAAGTTCGAAGACTACTATCGTAGATAGCAGGAGGCTCTTACTCTTGATAACATCGATCTCGAAGATGAGACAAATCAAAAAGCAGTATTACGTGAACTCATGCAGCGTTCAGGCTATTCTGATGAACAGATAAATAAAAAGATAACACGATATGAGGATAGCGACGTACTGTATGACGAAGCGGAGGATGCGCTTGACAGATTGAAGCAGATTAGACAGCAAGAAGTAGAGGAAGCTGCGCGTCAGCAAGAGGAGTATGCAAAACAGCAAGAGGAGCAGTCAAAAGCTTTCTATGCTAGCGTAACAAAGGAGATCAACGGTCTTACTAATGTACGCGGTATTGCAGTTCCAAAAGAGGATCGCAAGGCACTGTTTGATTACATCTTCAAGGTAGATCAGAATGGACAGTCACAATATACAAAAGACTTTAACAAGAATCTTTCAAAGAACCTGATCGAATCTGCATACTTTACTATGAAGGCTGACAGTCTTCTTTCAACTGCCAAGAAAAGTGGAGAGTCATCCGCTGCTGAAAAACTTAGGAATATGCTGAGGCACAGTGCTAAGAATCATAGCACGTTTAATGCCGACGAAAAACAGAAGTCAGCAACAGACCTGCTCAATGGGTTGTTCTGACGTTTAATAAAGATTTAAACATATATGAATAATACTTTACTTAACAATCTCCAGCTCTATCGCGGTAAGCGTTTCAGTGACCTGGTAGATGAGAACATGATTTCTAATGCACTGCTGACCGAGCCACACAAGGTATCAGGTTTGCTTTCACTGATTTTTGGTACAAAGGATGATGGTATTTCTACCACCATCGACCTGATCACTGGCGGTCTTGGTAAGACTATGATCATCGAGAACCGTGAGTTCGAGTGGGCAGTACAGGTTGACGGCGATCACGCTGTTAACATTCGCTGGGCTAAGTGGAATGGTCAGGAGATCACCACTAGCAACTATAACACAATCACTCCTGGTCTGAACAACAGCACTATCTACCTCGCACTTGAGGAGCGCTGGTTTGGTCCTGGTGCTATTCTTAGCTTCGACGATTTCCACTTCCAGGTTCGTACAACCGGTCTTCCTTATCAGGATGGTAATGAGTGGGTATACGAGTGCTATGTAGTAGATGGTTCACAGGCTTCTTACATTCCTGGTGAGTTCCTGCTTCCTGGTCGTCAGGTAAGCCGTATCGGTTCTGCTTACGAGGAGTACAGTGATGAGGCAGATATCATCAACTATCAGACTCCATTTAAGATGCGTAACCACCTCCAGAACCTTCGTTTGACTTACGATATCACTGGTGATGCTTACAGCACAGTTCTTACTATCGCTCTGACTGATCCCGAGACTGGTAAGAAGTCTTATCTGTGGTCTGATTATCAGTACTGGAAGGCTCTCCGTGAGTGGAAGAAGCGTGAGGAGACAGCTCTCCTGTTCGCTAAGAGCAACCGTCTGGCTGATGGTACATACATTAACAAGGGTACAAATGGTCGTCCAGTTCCTACAATGAGTGGTCTGTTCGAGCAGATTTCTCCAGCTAACATTCGTTACTACACAACTCTTACAGCTGAGTTGTTCGAGGATTATCTGTTTGACCTCTGCTACAACGTTCTGGGTACTAACGAGCGTCGTTTCGTTGCCCTGACTGGTGAGATGGGTATTCGTGAGTTCGACCGCATCCTGAAGGAGAAGGTAGCTAGCTTCAACCTGACTGACAATATCTTTGTTAGCGGTTCTGGTCAGAACCTGACTCTGGGTGGTCAGTTCACTACTTATAACATGACCAACGGTATTACACTGTCACTGAAGCGTTGTCCTATGTTCGACAACATGGAGCTGTTCCGTCAGCTGCACCCACTGACAGGTAAGCCACTGATGTCTTACACATTCCTGTTCGTAAACATCAGCAACTTCGACGGTCAGGCTAACATCGTTAAGGTATGTCGTAAGGGTCGTGAGTTCGTTCAGTGGTACACTGGTGGTTCTGTAGCTCCTAACGGTTACGCTAACAGCATCAACACACTGCGTTCTAACAGCCGTGATGGTTACCAGGTACACTTCCTCGGTGAGGTTGGTATTATGGTTCGTAACCCACTGTCTTGCGGTATCCTGTACTGCGACGCTGAAGATACTGAGATTTCTAATGACGGTATGTTCACCGTAGGTGCGTAATATTAAATAAAATTATAAGTATTCGACGGGGGTCGAAAGGCCCCCTGTTCGATACTCAACAACTAATGTAAATTATGGTAGTTGAATTAAAAATCAAGAAGAAGAATCCCTGGGGTAATTTCATTAAGTATCGTAACTGTTTTGATTACATTGCACCTTACTTCACACGCTCTGGGTCGATTTATACGGGTCTCACCCCAGAAGATGAGAAATATTTTGAGAAAGCTTTAGGTTATGAGGAAGGTCATTTGGCTAAGACATCTGACTTCTGGACAACCTTCTGTGTAAAAGTTGGTGCACGTACAATGCTCCTCGACGATTCTATCCCCCGTCAGGCTATGATGATTAAGTTCCTTAGTGGTCACAAGAGAGTGGCTACATCGCTTGACAAGCTGGATGCTGGTAAGGATTACCTGCTGATTAATCGTGAGGCTGAGGCAATTGAGCAGAACAAGCAGAACAAGATGCGTAGAGATGCTATCAAGGAATTCGATAGTCTGTCACTCGACCAGATGCGTCAGTGTCTTAGACTCTTCGGTATGTCTGCAGATCGTATGTCTAATGAGCTTGTAGAGTCTACATTGTTTAACATGGTTGATAAGAATCCTAAGAAGTTCTTTGACAAGTGGGTTAACAATAAGGCTAAGGATACAGAGTTCCTGCTTGAGCAAGCTATTGCTAAGGGTGTAATTCGTAAGGATAAGACACATTACTTCTACGGTACTGACATGTTCGCAGATAGTCTTCAGGATGCTATTGCTTACCTTGATAGTAAGAAGAATCAAGACTTGAAGCTTACAATCATAAACGAGACAAATAATAAATGATCGAATGATCAAACCATGAGATATGACGCATAAAGACATATATACTAAATTCATGATAGAATATGACAAGGCAAATGTTACTTCGTCATATCCATCGTTGACCGAATATGAAGTTGCTACCGTCTTAGACAAAGCATACAACGCACTGATTGCTCAGAAGGTTACAGGAAATAACGTTAGACGTGCTTCGTTTGAATCAGATATTAAATCTATAGCAGATATTAATGCTCTCGTAAAGAGCAACAGTATTAGTATAACACCTAATGCATCTGTACCAGCAAACAATGTTGTTAAAAGCCAACTCCCTAATGATCTTTTGTATTTCTTACAGGGAGCTATGACTATAACTTTAGATACATCAAAAGATGATTATACTGCACATGTAGGAGCTGCATTGCCAGCAGACACTGTTACAAACAGAGTACTTCCAATAAAGTTAGTAAATCACGAGATAGCAAAGAGCTTCTTTAGTACCGCATATAATATGCCGTGGATTAAGGAGCCTGTTTGTTATATAGAGAATGGTAATATATATGTTGTATACGACCCTCTTAATAAACCTACAGTTGAAGGAGGCAATGAAATATATGTAACATATATAAAGAAACCTAATACGTTTGTAAAGGATCTTACTACTCCGAAGAAATACGCAAATGGATTTGCATCTTATTTTGATTTCTCTGAGGGAGAGAGTGCTGGTGCCAATGATACACTACCTACTACATATACTGTTTCAGAAGACGACTATAAGTTTGAGTGCAATAGTACTATGGCGGAAGAACTAATAAGTCTCGCTGTAACATTCGCGTTAGAGAATGTAGAATCTAGCAGACTTAATGCTAAACTTAATACAAGAGGACTTGAGGCATGACATTAGAAGATACTAGAAGATTAGGCATGGAATTTGAACGCAGAGTTCAAACCATGATACCAGAGAAGCAGTTCCTTGAGAAGCTTGACACAGAAACAATATATTCTTTTTTGAACTAGTATCAGGATAGATATATTCATGATATCTATAGAAATCTAGACAATGTCGTTTCTGGTTCTAAGCTTTCTGCTCATATAGAAAGTGTACTGTAGGCGATGCTGACCACTGTAGAAATAAAGATTGACGATCATAGCGTCAACGCTCAGGATTATACAACAAGTATACAGGATGAGAATGGCGTTAGTATTGTAGATACAGCAAGATCTGTTGTGTACAAACTCCCTGCAAACTATTATATGTATGTAAGAAGCGTATCGCAAGTATCATCTACATACAACTTTAAAGGCAGTAATACTGAAGGGTTTAATAAGATTCGTGTAATACCAAACCAGCTTGTTTCTCAATCTGATATCTGGAAGATCGTAGAAACTCCTTATGATAGCCTACGCATTCTAAGATATCCTGCAGCAGCAATCACTCCATTTACAGATGGTTTTAAGAAAGCTACAGAGATTGAAGACGTGTATGTAGACGACACTGAGAAATACCCAACACTTACAGTATTGTATGATCAATATACTACTCCTGAGGGCGTAAAGGTTACATACTACAAGCAGCCAGCTAAGTTTAGTCTTATGACATCCGTTGCTTGTGAGTTGCCTATTGACGCTTTTGAAGAGCTTGTAAGCGGTGCAGTAGATCTGTATGTTCAGTATGCAGCTGGAGCTGAGGCAAGAAGAAAGCAGATGCTGAAAGAGCAGTAGCAACGAAATAACCCATCGCGCAGTAAGAAAGACGAAGATGACGAAGAATGAGGTGCGTTGATATATTAGCGTCATTTGAACTTGAGATAAACAAGATTGACGCAACAATAGAAAAACCGATGACTGATGATTCTCTATACTGGATCAATCAAGCGGTTGTAAAATTTGTGAAAGACAGATTCAACGGTAACGCCCCTAAAAGAACATCTTACGAACAAAATGAGAAACGTACTAGGGATCTAGTACATCTATGGCGCCAATGCACATTGCATATAAATAAAGATCTACTAGAGGAAGGTGAAATATATTCTCCTAGTGATCCGGAGTTTTATGCACAAGACGGAGACACTTTCACAAGTTGGAACGAAACATATGAAGGTGAAATTGAAGACGAAGAACTTATAAGAAAGTACTAGGTGTGGCGTAGATCAAATGTAGATCCAGTGGATAACCGTGTATTATTCATAGGATTTAATTCAAACCAACCTTTGTACGATGAATACGAATGCTTATATCCTAAGAACATGATGTTTGCATTAAATGAAGATGCAGTTATATCTGATCTAAACGATGATAACGCAACAGATACAAGTATATTCGAATGTACTGCTGACAGTTTCATGTACAGAGTAAGAAATAAGCTTACAGACTTTCATTATCGTTTTCACACCGCTCGCCCACTTCGAATCAGAACAAGCCATGGATTTAAGCTGCTTACTGATAAGAAGTATAAAATAAATTCCTATACGTTGGGTTTCTTAAAGACTCCCGATGAATTAAAAAGTGAAGATCCTTATAAGAATTATGAGGACTTCGAAGATCATATATGGTTAGAGATCATTAAGATAGCTGCTCAAATGTATATTGAGAATCAGTCGGATCCAAGATATAGAACACTTACTAATGAGGTTCTAACCCAAGAATAACAAGAATTTTAAACGTGGAAACCCCAGCTAGTTAGGTCTAGACATTGAAATATAGGGGGAGTAGAATAAAATTAATTAATTATGTTAAATTACGTAACAACCGTGCTCGTTAGCAACAAGACTTATTCTAACGCTGGCGACACACTTTTCGTACCTGCTGCAGGTAACGGCTACAAGCCATCAACATCAGATGCTGGTAAGTTCATCATCATGAACTGCGATCCTAACATCGCTTCTAACAAGCTGTATGACGTAAGCGCTTCTAACGCAGGTTCTATTCAGACAATTAAGGTTGGTTATATTACCAACAAGTCTATGACTCTGCGCAAGCCAGACGGTACTTCTGTACAGGAGCCAATCATCAAGTGGACTAACCAGATTAAGGGTGCTGATATTAAGAGCTATAACTATTCAGCTTATGCTGCTGATACAGAGGATGCTGTAAAGATCAACTTCCGTAGTCTTAGCTCTGCTGTACTCACTGAGTACGCTAAGGGTGGCAAGCGTATCATTGTTAAGCTGACTTACAAGGATATGCCTCATCGCTTCCGTAAGTGGACTGAGAGCTATGAGTATGTAACCAAGGCTGGCGATACTGTTAATACTATCGTAAGAGGTATTGTTAACATGATCAACAAGGAGTGGAAGCGTGCTCGCATCGTAGCTTCTCTTGGTACTGCTAGCGCAGGTTCTAATCCTGGCGATCCAGATACAATTGCTGCTACAGCTTCTGGTTCTGAGAATGGTGCTAACACCATCATCCTGACAGCTATGCCTTACGATGATGACAATGCAGTAGATACACTGAACGTTGCCAACAAGGTACGTTTCAATGCTAACATCTACTGGACTGATCCTCAGGCAGATGGTTGGGAGTCTAAGAACAAGTTCTTCCCACAGGGCGTAGAGATGGTTAAGGTTCCTGGTTCACAGTTCAAGGCTTCTGCTAAGCTCGTTCGCGACCGCGAGGCTTGGGCTATGGGTTACCTTGGTATCCTGAACCGTGGTGAGGGCACATGGCCTATCATCAAGCCTGATATGGAGACTCAGCTCGACAAGCACTACAATGCTCTGACTCTCGAGTTCGAGAATATGTATCGTGCTGCTGACGACATTCAGCGCAAGACCAAGCAGGTTCTCGAGGTATACGCTGTTGCTGCTACTGAGATCAAGGCTGTTCTTGATGCATTTGTTGCAGGCACTCAGCAAGACGAGATCGTCGATTAATATTAACTGATCTAAGCTAGGGGTAGGGCTAAGCCCCATCTCTAGCTTTTTTCATAAATACAGCATTATGAAGAAAATAAGAATAGGAAATGACATTCGTCTTGCTGTAGATCTTAATACACAGTTGGATTTGCCAGCTGGTTCTAATAACGTAAGACAAGTAAGTGCTTATCTTATCAACACTACTAGACTTGCCGAATATAAAAAGAAGGCCGAAAACCGTTCAAGATTTATTGGTCGTTTTCCAAAAGAACCATTCTCACACGACTATGACACTACTCCTTGGTGTTTGTGTGGATGTGGCAAACCTACATGGAATGCTTACCCAACAAACGCAGGGTGTGTATATAGTGGGTTTGGTACAGAACCTTATAAAGGGTTGAAGGAGCTTAAGCAGCTGTCTCAGAGTATTCAATATAAAGCAGCTTGTTATAATACACAGTATCCAAATACAATATTGGTAGACTTCCCAGCAGATCAACAATTGTATGCTGGAGTATAT